ACTCCCGTCTTCCCCCAGGACAGCGGCTCCGCGATTGCCACGACTCCTCTTTCTCCTGTTTCAGCATGGATGTTTTCCCGCGACTTCACATTGATATACACCCCCGGCAGAACCTTGTTCTGCGAGGTCCAGTTTCCGCCTGCCATCTCATTTTCCTCCTTTCATCACAGCATCCAGCGCCGCCCTGGCTTCATCCAGCGTGTACTCCGGCTCTGTCAGAATTGCCTTCGCAAAATCCTGCTGGTACCCGGCCAGCGCCCTGCTTTTTAACAGCTTTGCCGTCGGATATTTTTTCTCCTTCAGCGTTTCATCAATCCTTTTTTTCGATGTTGACATAGTTTCCCTCCATTTCCTTCATAGGGTTCTGCTCCCGCGGCACGGACATCCGTTGTCTTATATGAAACTGATAATGCAGCTCATCATCCTCGATGCTGGCCTGCCGCTCATATGTGTGTATGGTAACCGCCGGCGCCGTTCCGTCCGTATACGGCACGGAATCCAGCGCCATATCCAGATACTCCTGGATTTCCCGTATCCTGCCGTATCCGTTGACAATACTTCGTTCCTGGACAAACACAATGTCAATGCCGATGTCCCGGAATATCCGTTCATCGACATGTTCCTCAATCCTGAAAGGCATCTGGAAAACAAAAAAACAGGGAACGCTTGTCCCCTGCTGGTTCGGGCTGGTATATACCGGATATTCGTACTCCTTAACCAGCACCGCTGCAATACTCTGCATCAGATTTTCGAGCGAGAAAATCACCGGAACGCCTCCTTTACCCGTTTATCCAGCTCCGCGCGGACAACGGACCGGTACTTTCCGATGGCTTTCTGCTTCATGTAGAGACCTTTTACATACGTCGTTTTTGTTCCGACCATGATGCCTCCTTCAGACGGATCCGCTTTTTCAAGCAAACTTCCATTCGCTATAAGTCCGGGAACATAATGCTTGTCTACCCGGTGTCCGTCATTTACATAAGAAGCGTACTGCATATTAT